GGTGCGAATCCGGGGGCAGCGCTCGATAATGCCGTGGTCGTTGGCACCCATTGCTTGCCCTTGGGTGCCGACTTTTTCTTGCGTTGCATCGTTATTCATCCGAGGATACCAAGGGTCCAAGGACTGGCAACTTCTTTCGACGAGAAGAAGGCGGCGGAGGGTTCAGGTAACGGGAAACCGTGGACTCTGCAACATTAAACCGCACTGCCAAAGCCGCCAAAGTCATCCCGGTTTCTTTCAGCCTCACCAGTTCCAATTTGTCAGCATCTGACAGCTTCGGGGAGCGACCGCCCCACCGAACACCCCTCTTATACGCAGCCACCTGACCGGCGAGCGCCCGCTCCCTAATGATTGACCGCTCAAGCTGAGCGACAGAGCCCAATATCTGAATCATAAACATGCCGAGAGGCGTGGACGTATCTAACGGCTCAGTGAGTGAGCGGATAGCAGCACCAGCGCCCTTAATGCGGTCCAAGATGGATAGCAAGTCTTTGAGGGAACGGGCAACCCGATCCATTTTGTAGACAACGAGCACATCACCGGGCTTTAGCTCAGCGAGCAATTTATGAAGCTCAGGGCGTGGGCCGACAGAACTCCCCTTTTCTTGCCTGACCTCTAGGACACCAGCCTTAGCGAGCGCATCCAACTGCAAATGGGTTTCCTGATCCTTCGTAGACACGCGGGCATAACCAATCAGCACCTCTCATTCCCTCCATATCAGTCCTTGTTTTTTCCAGTCTCTGTTTGTGAGCGCAAAACGCAACAGGGACCGCACGACGACCGCCTTAGAGCAATCGAACTGCAAGGCTAATTCGTGAAGAGTTTGACCAATAGGTAAAGAAACAGGGAAATCAAGGCGCGCATGCTTTGAGCGAAATTTCGCAACTCTCTGAGAATCACTTGCAGGCCTACGCCTGGCGCTGACGTTACCGGTAACGAACCCGGCGTTTAGGTTAGGCAGGGCCATGGTGCACCCCGCTATCCGGACCGCCTTCAAACGCGAAATAGAACCAATCTCCCCAGCGGCTCATATGCATGGTGTCTACCCGGCCAGACAGGTAGCACAGTGCAGCGTTTTGCATGGCCTTGCCAATGTCATCGAACTCACCGAGATCGACCGGAGGGGGCAACGTCACATCACCGAATTTCGTCCACCGGTTTGACCACTTTTCGCCGTCCTCGAATGACTTAGTGATGTACTTTGAAAGGTAGGCCGCGATACGTGCTGCGCTGCGCTGACTGTGACGCTTGCGGGCTGAGATATCAACGTTGCCGCCATGCTCTTTTGTGACTGAGCGCCAGATTGCACGAAGCACATTAAAAGACTTCACAGCGACCCCATTGCGAGCTTTGAGGCTGGAGGGGAGCTTAACGGTAGCCATATGGACATGCCACGCACC